GTTCGTGCAGACGAGGTAGGCGTACTCGGGATGTGCGCTCCCGTGGTAGATCCCGACCGCATCGAGCACAGCCTGCTGCGACTCGGGCGCATCGACCGTGACAATGACCTTGCGCTGGGCCGTCGGCGACGAGCCGAAGCGATGCTCGAACGTGCGAGGCAGGATCTCGGTGGTTTGCAGGATTGCCATGAGTTAGCCGCCGAGGATCTCGACTGGGTTCGCTCCGATGGCTATCAGTGCCTGCTTGATCTCGTCGAGCTTCCGCACTTGCTGGCGTGCCTGCTCGACGGCTGGGTCTTCACGCCCTATCGCGAGAGCGAGAAACTGCGACGCCCCCTCTGCGGTCCGCAAGTCGTTGACGCTGAGCGCCCTCTGCGCGGGGCGGCTGAGCTCGGCAGCAATGTCGGCGCGTATTGAAATCCCCTCGGCGGCGAGGTTTTCGAGCGCCTGCCTTGCCTCGCCCCCATTGACGAGACCTCGATCGAAAGCCTCGCGGACCTTCACGAACTGGTCTCGCAGCGTCGTCACCGGCTTCAGGAGTCCTTCGTCGATGCCAAAGGCGGCGAGGTCGCGCTCTCTGGCCTGCCGCTTAGCTTCAATCGTCGCAGCCGCTGCGGTCTCCTGAGTCAGACGCAGCCGCTCCTGCGCCGCCTGGAGCGAAGCACGATCGCCGCTCTGCTTCGCCGCCGCGACAGCCGCCTCGGCGTCAGCGAGCGACTGCGTGATGGCGAGCAAATCCTTCGACAACTGGACGCGAGACTGCTCTGCCGCCGAAACGCCAGCCGAAGCGAGTTCTTCCGTTCTCTTGCGTGCCGCATCGGACGCCTGCTGCGCCGCCTGGGCTGCCGCCTTCGTCGCCTCCTCTTCAGCCTTGCGTGCCTCGACGATCTTCTGAATCTCGACGAGAACGACTGCGGCCGACTCGGCGATCGCTTCCTGCTGACTCGCTGAATCGACGATGCCCTTCTCGACGCCTTGGATGTAGAACGTGAGCGTCTCGAACGCCTCTCCGACGGCGACGGGAACATTCGCCAGACCGCCAGCCTCTTTCGCGAGGTTGCGAAATGCGGTGCTCGCCTCGTTGATGCTGTCTTGGACGAGCGTTCGCTCGGTGATCTCGGCTGGCAACTTGAATGCCTGCGTCGCCTCGTTGCCGAACTCACGCACGGCTTGCGTTGCGTCGCGAGTGGACTGCTCCGCGACAGCGATCGCCGAGCTTGCGTTGGCGATCGCCGCCTGCGCCTCCGCACCCGCGTCGCTCGAAGACGCCGCCCAGCTCGCGAGAGCCCCTGCCGCAGTGCCTGCCAGCACGACGATAAGCCCGATTCCGGTGCGAGACAGGAGAGCAGTGACCGCTGCCGAAAGCGTTGCCGTGGCAGTGGCGGCCGACAGCCCAGCCAATGAATACCCAGCCAGCGCACCGGCAGCAGCCAGCGCACCGACGGCAGCGCCTTGAAGGTTTTTTGCGATGAATGAAAGTGAGTTGGCAATCGCCGGAAACACGGTCGCCGCCAGAGGGGCGGTCGCTTGGTAGACCGACAAAAACGCCTCGCCGAATGCCGAGACTACCTGCGACGCGCCGCCGAGGAGAGACGTAATCGACGTGGCGATCTGCCGCACGTCTAGCGACGCGATGAATGTGGCGGCGTTCTCCGCTGCGTCCACCAGCGCTGGAGCAAGCTCGGCGACCACTCGTGCCGTGAAAGCACGAAACGTAGCCGATACCTTCCCGAGCGAGTCGTCGAGCGTAGCCAGGCTCCTCACCTGCGGCTCGCCGAGAACGAGCCCGAGCCGAACTGCCTCGGCACGCATGTCCGAAAGAAACCCTGCTCCCTCGGAAAACACAGGCACGAGTTCGGCACCAGCCTTACCGAACACGCTGACCGCAGCCGCCGCCTGCTGTGCTGGGTTTGGCAGTTTCGCGATCGCTGCCGCGACCGCCTCAAACGCCGCTTCTGGGCTCAGTTGCGTCAACTGATCAACCGACAGTCCAAGGTCCGCGAATGACTTCGCTGTAGCCTTGTTGCCCGTCTGTGCCTCGCCGAGATTGATGCCGAGCTTCTGGACGCTGCGGCCGAAAGTCTCGACGCTGACGCCGCTTTGCTCGGCGGCGAACTGATACGCCTGAAGTGCCTGCGTGCTAACGCCCGTGCGTTTGCTCAGGTCGTCCACGCCTGCGATCGCTGCGGCAGAACCGGAGACAATCGCCGAGAGAGACCTTGTCGCCGCCGTAATGGACGACACGAACACGCGGGAAATCTCGATCGTCTTCAGCACGCCCAGGTCGGCGGAAGCCTTGCGTCCAGCCTGAGCCATGCCTTGCAGCTTCGCTGACACATCGCGAGCCGCTGACGCGAGTTGCGTCGTGTTCGCGCTGATCTGCATCGCAAGTGCGAGATCGGTAGCCATGCTAGCCTTCCAAGTCTGCCTTCATCTTCGCGATCGTCGCGTGAATCTGAGTCCAGTGCTGCGGCGTGCTCGTGTCGATCGGAATGAACTGCTCCGGGCTCGGCGTTTTCTTCGTGTGCGGTGCGAGCTCGCACGTGGCGAGCATCGCCATCTGCATCCAACTGTCGTTGAGCGGGCGAAACCATCGCGAGTACGCAATCCACGTCGAGAACTCTCGCGAGTCCATCTGGTCGATTTCAGCGAGCGTTTTCCCGAGATGCCCAGCCAGGCGCAGCTTGAACAGCAGCGAGGGCCGGGCGTTTATTCCCCCGCGAGTTTGCGAATCTCCTCCTCGGTCATGGCGTTGTGCTTCATCGCGGCCGTCCATACCTTGTGGACGTGATCCGAAGGCAACTGCTTGATCGCCTCGATTCCATCGCTGCCTGGGTACAAGAGCTTCCCTTTTTCGTCGCACAGCGTTCGAGACACGAGCTCGCTGCGAAAGTCAGGGAATATCTTGCCACCGTGCTCGATCACTAGCACTTCGTAGGCGTCGCGATCTCCGACGCTCATCACACGCACGAAGCACTCACCGCCGAACGCATCAACTGGCGCAACACGCGCCGAAGACGACTCGATCTGCTCTCGCGTCAGTGCCATATCAGTTATCCAGCAGGGTGAACTCGACGGTGTACCGCGTCACGCCGTTGACCTCGGCGGCAGCTGACACCGATTCCAATACTGCGGCCTGCGTCAAATTCATCCCGCCGCCTGCCACCGTGAGCGTGTTACGGCTGCCGACCAGCGCGATGCTCGGGACGGTGCCGAGCGCAGACACCGAGACGCTGCCTGGATTCGGATTGAAGTTCGCAGAGCGGCCGACGTTCTCGCCGCCGTATGTCCACGACAACCCGACGATCTCAGTGAACGTGACGAGGCCCCACCCAGCCGAGATGCCCGTTGAGTACGTCGCCACTGCGGGAGCCTCCCCGCGTCAGCGAGCCACGCGGAAAGTGGCCGAGCCACGGATCACGTCGTTCGTCGCGAGAGTGACCGACGAGCTCGACACGGTCGCCGCCTTCGACAGCGAGATGCCGCCAGATATTGCGAGCGTGCCGGTGGCGGCATCGTTGATGACCGTGTTGCCGAGATACTCGATCGTCACCTCGCGGCCCGTGTCGGTCGCGGAGCCCTTTAGCGGGCGGTCCATCGTGGCGACCTGAGCGCCGGTCGTGAGCCCGAGATGCGACACGTCGATTGTGTCGCCAGCCGACACGTCGTTGAGATTGTAGGTGATCTGCGTGACCGTGTAGCTCACGCCATTAAAGCTAAAGCTCGTTCCGGACGAATCATGCGGCGTGCTGTATGACATGCGTCACTCTCTCCACCAGATGTCGTAGGACTGCGTGACCGAATACGAGGGAGGCTGGTCGGAGCCTGCCAGCGTCACGAAGTCATCGACTTCGTTTTCCAGGCTGACCTGCTCCACAACCGTATTGTCCACCGTGCCGCCGTACCCATCCAGAGTACGACGCATGGCATCTGCCGCCTCGCGGGCCTGGTTGTAGGTCGCCGCCACCACCGTGTAGTCCACGGAAACCCGTGGCACGCCGTGAGGCGAGCCGAGCGTCTGGGTACGCTCGATACCGGTACGCCTCCACGTGACGAACGGCAGGACAGACGAAGCTGGGGCGAGCATAGGGAAGATCCGTGTGCCGACCACGCTGGTCACGGCGGTAGCCGACACCAGGACATCGAGCAGAACCTTTTCCGGGGACTTGTAGCTCATTTCCTGCCTCGTCCGAAGCCGCGACTCTTCACGCCGGTAGCCAAGTCCTTGAGAGCAT